TCTTTATTCTCAAAATCGAAGAACATTTCCTTTTGTCTTACATGACCATAGCCGTTTGAAGTATCTTTCGCCATTGACGCCAATTCATCTCCAAATGCTGCTTCATCGAATGAGGTATCATCAAAAGTATTTGGCAGTATAGAGTCAATACAATCACCTATATAATTCAATTCTTCATCACTGACATAACCTTGCATCTTAAAAGTTTTTCTAGAAGTTTCTTTTAACTTACCTAAAGGATCATCTGTTAAATTAGGAGGTCTTCTATTATTAATCTTCTTATCTTCCAAATCTACTTGAGAATATCTATTAATAGTATCATCATGAATGGTACCTATCAACTTTCTCATTGGATCACAAACATCACGATGTAAATTCGTCGGTATCATTGGGACATTATTAGAAACCATTGACGTTTTAACGTCTCCAGTCTCATAACGCAATCTTGCTCCTGAAAAATTTTCAATAATTTTCGCATCGATATCAAATAACGAATCAGCTTCTTTACAAAGAAAATCTCTGATAGAAAGAATAATATCATTACTAGGAGTAACAACAAAACCATGAACTCCATCGCCAGCTACATGAACACCCATAATAGTTCCCATCGGGTTAACTAGTATAGAACCACATAAGCCTTTACCTTCAACATTCGTAATATAACCAGATTTAATTCTGTGTTCATAATGAGTACCATACGCAGAATACTTAACTTCTTCTTGATTAGGATTCAAATGAGCACCTGTAACAATAGGTATGATACCAAGTGAGGAAATCAAGAACATAAAAGGATATGCTACTCTTGATTGATTCATTTCTTCAATACCATGTCCAAAAAGTAATCTCGGTGATCTATAAGTTAAAGATACATTATTTAGCTTATATACACATAAATCGACAGCTGGATAATCCATTACCTTCTTAATAGTAACTAATTCTTGCTCTTTATGATTATTCGCAAAATGTTCATAAGTATTATAAATATCTATTGTCGCTCCATCTGCGCTCGTATGACTATTAAGTAAAATAAATTTACCACCTACAACGGCTTGAGAATAAAAAACTTCACCATTAACTCTTTTTCCGACTACAAAACGAACACACTTTTTTATAGCGTTTGTAACTATATTCGTAGGCGGGGTATCTTTAATTCCAGTAGTACCTAATTCCCAATTTTTATTTTCAGTAGATTGTTTCTCCCATTTATCAACGAGATTATCATTAAAAATCGATTTAGGGGAATCACCATACATCCAACCAAAAATTAAAAGTCCTACACAAGTACCCATATAGATACCGAAAATCGACATCATTAATTTTGTGTTAGCATCTAAACTATAAAAATAATGTTTCATTCGATACGGTAATGAATAAAGATAATCATATGTGTTTAATACCCATTGATCTTTAACATCCAATTCGTCAAAATATTGAGGTTCGTTAATAAAAGTTTTATTATTTAAAATCGAATCCCTTGCTTTAATCAAAATTTGCGAAATTAAATTACACATACTTTTATCTTCATCATTTTGAGCTTTATCTGGATGATACTTCAAGATCAATTTCCTAAAAGCAACTAAAACTGAAGATAAATCATCTGTAGGTAAAATATCTAAAACTCTAAATGGACATTTGGAAATCAAAATACGTTCATAATCTGAATAATCTTTAGGATTTATAAAAGCAACTAAATGCTCCATACAACCAGAAACAAAGTTTGATATTCTATTTTTCGTATTCTTATACCACTCATCGAATATAATATAACCATTATTTAAATATTCAAAAGGTTCTCTTAAGACGTTTAAATAATCACTTATTTTTATCTGCGGTTCGAAAAAACTTAATGTTTCTTCTATATCTTTAAAATCTTCTTCCGATAAAACGGAGTTACTTCTATTAATTTCTTCGGTTTTAATCAAATGTTTGAATATAGTCATAACATAAACCAAAGAATCCTTAGTGCTCACACCTTCAATATTTGGAAGGATCGATTCAGATTTATTATGATAAAGAAATTCATTCTTAAACGTCTCATCACCTTTAAAATCATATTTAAAATAACTCAAATTCAACAAATGTTTTGAGAAATCTTCAACGTTCTTTGATACTTTAATGACATGAGCCCTACGAAATAGAGCTCCAGGTTCGGCTATGCAATCAGTAGAAGTAAAATTATTCAAACCTGTAAATTTATTCGTTGTACAAATAATATATTTACTATTAAAAAATTTAGTGTTTTTCTTTTTTGCTTCAGCACACTCTAAAGGAAACTTCACTGGAGCTACAAAATTAATAATTGTTCTCCACTGAGAAGCACCTTGCTGTCCTACATCGTCCATAACGAAAACATCCTGATTTTCATAATCGTCGTAAAAATCTTTGCCGCCTTCAGTCGGAGGCACAGAATGCACGTAAACAGATAAATTCATTCTTACTAAAAATTCAACTAAATTATTCATTAACACAGATTTACCACAACCAGGTTTACCTTCTAAGATAATACAAATAGGTTCATCTCTTTTGCTAACATCAAAATTATTGATATACTTCATTAAATTATTATTAAATCCATCCCAAGTAGTTCTAAAGTGCTTATTATCAACATTATCGATATATTCTCTAAAGGACAAGTCTTGTTTCAATTTCTTATGCAACTCCTCACATTCTGATCTAAATTTTGGATCTAATATAATATTCGCCTCAGCTACATATTTCGAGTACAATTCAACTACTCTCTTAATCTTAGAATAAGAAACAATCGTAGAAAACAAATAATCTATAATAGTCTCAAAGATTTTAAGATAAGGTTCGCAAGTTGGAAGGGTCTCACACATCCAAGTAATAAATCTTTTAAAAAGAT